AGCTGATAGAAACAGAAGCCACTGGAGCACCTCAAAAACACCATCATACACTAAATCAGTAAGTTGGCAGCATCACCGCATTTTTATACAAACTGACACTATGGGCATCATAGCGTAGTTTTTACGATTGTAAATATCCTGCATACAGGAACTCATCACTTTCAGATGATATCGCATACAGTTAATTCACCATCAGTCTTAGAGCCAGTTCTTCCGGATAGGGATCGAAGTAATTCTGTGTAAGCAAGTAATCATTTGGATACTCACCCAGATAATGCTTCAGCAGAGTCAACGGCGCAAGAAGAGGCAATGTGCCAAAGCGATAGTTAAGTATAACCTCGCTCAACTCTTTACGCTGGCGTGTACTTAAGTAATTACTAAAATACCCCTGTATATGCATCAGCACATTCGTGTGATTTTTACGTGATGCTGGTTTTCTGAGAATCGCCATCAGATTATCACGATACACCTCAAAGTATGATTCAAGGTCCGCCCACTCGTGTATTGCAGCCACAAATGGTCCCATATCTTTATAGCCTGCCTGGCTATGCGCCAACAACTGAAGCTTATAACGACTATGAAAAGCTAATAACTCTCTTCTTGATAATTTCTCCTTGTAAAGATGATTGAGCTCATGCAAAGCAAAAACTCTTTCAATAAAATTCTCACGAAGCACTGGATCATGTAATCGCCCATCCTCTTCAACCGGTAGCCAGGAAAACTTTTCCATCAAAGTGCTCGTAAATAGTCCCACTCCATCTTTACGACCTCGATTACCATTTTCATCATAGACACGCACGCGCTCCATGCCACAGCTGGGAGATTTAGCACAAACCACAAACCCCGATACATCCTTTAATTTGTCCATATAAGAACGACTAAACTCTGTCATTCTCTCTGTCACATCCTCATTCTGGTCGTGGCTGAAACACATCCGTATATTTCCTTGCTTCGAGCGCACAAGTCGTAGAGCAGGACGCGGAACTGGCAGCCCTATAGCCATTTCCGGACATACTGGTCTGAATGTTACCCATTCCACTAATTTGTCCATTAAAAAGTCATCTCTTTTGTGACCACCATCAAAACGAACAGCAGAACCGCCCAAACAACCGCTGATCCCAATCACAGGTTTTTTTATCATTTCCTCCCCCTTGACTAATTCATTAACACATAAACTTTGTAGTGCACGGACTAAATTGCCTTTCTGGCTTCATCACTGACAATTTTTCTGTTATTGACTATTCCTAATATAGTAGGAAAGTTCTTTAAGTGATCGGTCGTACTCATCTATCTTTCATACTTACTCTCAACTATCAAAAGTACAGGATTTATTATGAAGTTATGGCCTGTGTTGACTGGCATTGCACTCTCTTTCACTTTTATAGCATGTAAGGCCCCGACACCACCTAAAGGTGTGCAGCCGATTACAAATTTTGACGCCAACCGCTACCTCGGAAAATGGTATGAAATAGCTCGCCTCGAGAACTGGTTCGAACGTGGTCTGGAACAGGTCAGCGCTACTTATGAAAAACGGAACGACGGAGGGATTCGCGTACTTAACCGTGGATACGATCCAACGAAAAACAAATGGAGCGAGAGCGAAGGTAAAGCATACTTTACTGGAGATACTAAAACTGCAGCGTTGAAAGTTTCGTTTTTTGGCCCCTTCTATGGTGGCTATAATGTAATCAAGCTGGATGATGAGTATAAGTATGCTCTTGTCAGTGGTCCGAACAGAGAATACCTATGGATTCTGGCAAGGACCCAAACTATTCCAGATAATGTAAAAGCAGACTATGTGCGTACCGCTCAAAAGTTGGGATTCAATGTCAATGAACTATTATGGGTTAAACAATAAAATCCCCACCCGAAATGATACTTATTAGAAAAAAAACCAGCCTTTGGGGAGGCTGGCTAAATCAGGAAACAAGCTGTTATATGATAATAACTACGTTGCGATTCCAACATTTAAAATGTTAGACTAATGAAAATCAGACAGCAACTTTTCCTTTAATTATTTCGAACAATCAGCATCCATCTCCAATCGGAGATCCAACACCATCAGCATGCCCTCCACTACGCCCTCAGCTTTCTGGAGCATCCTGCCAACCCAACAATCAGATCGCCCATGCTTACGTGCAAGCGCCATAAAAGTCATGCCGCCGACATAATAGTCCACCAATAAATCATGTAAATCGCTGTTGTTTTTTTTCAGGCGAGCCATACATTCACAAATGATCATCACGTCATCGTCACAGCATTGCGGACGAGATCTTACTTTTGAAGGAATTAATCCCTTAAAACCGGCGGCAATGGACGACCAGGTCACATCTTCATGATTATAAGCCGCCCATGCCCCCCAACGCTCAAGAACCATCTGAATATCACGCATCAACTTACTCCACAAAATTAGGCCAGCACACCAATTGCCAGCGCGCGATCGATAAATCGAAAAATCAGCTCCAGTTGGGAGCCATACTTCTCTTCAAATGCCACGGTATCCGTATGCAACTCGTCGTGATGCTTTCTGCACAAAGGCAACACAAAGAGATCATGTGCTTTGGTTCCCATTCCGCCCTGCCCGTGACCAATCAGATGATGCGGATCGTCGGCTGGCATACCGCAGCAAGCACACGGCTGTGTCTTAACCCAGCGTGTGTATTTCTCCTTAACCCAACGGTGACGTTTAGGCAGCTTCATGAAAGATTCCGGAGACTCTGGATCAACGGTGATGCTTACCACCGTCTTTTCCTGTGATGGGTTTTGTTGCTGGTGGGCGTGAGGCAACGGTGCAAGATTTTTTGTGCGCTGTTTCAATATGCTGGTGGCGGTCTGCTCTCCCGGTACGATGTCGCTTTCGCGGTACACCGAGCAGTTTTTTTCCGCTGGTAATCCCAGCGAGCGACGTAATACCGCTTCCGGTAGCGCGTCCGCCACCTGATTGCGGACCGCCCACCAGGATAATTCAGCCAGAGATAATTCACGCTCCTGCGTACCGCTTATTGCGTGACCGATGACGTCAATCATCCATGCTGACAGGTTTTGATGAGCAAGTTGCTCGAGTGATTCGGATGTCTGGTCACGCAGCTGGTTGTCGCAGTGCCAGCACAACACCATTGCGCCGGTACCATAACGGTGAATAACGGTTTCGCTGTGATGATAATCGCCGTGTGGCCACTGGCAGGATTTAATATGGCGCAACAGCCAGTCAGACAATGCACCAGCACCACCAGCAGCACGAATTACCCGTGCGTTACTGAAAAACGGCAGCAATGTTTTGTCTTCCACCAGCGGCTGGCGAACGGCGGGAACGACCCCGGACGGCAGATTACGCATGCTTTTCGGTTCTGGCTCCACCAGTACCCGGGTATTGTGGAATACCGGCATGGATTCACGGCCCGGCTTAACGACCACCAGCCCGAGTTCCGGTACCAGAACAGGTCGAAGTAATACCCGCACGTTACCTCCAGATGCGTTGCTGGAATGTACGGGACGGACGCGGTGGGCGTTCGGAGTAAGGCAATCTGACTGAGATTATCCAGTGACGGTAGTCGAGACTAAGAGCTTTCTTAACCTCGTATCCGCGCCTGCGGTAACACTGAATTATCCATTCAGCCTGCTCTTCAGTGCATGGAGGGTGCTGGAACCATTCAGACTTGAATGCGTGAGAATACCGCTCGTGCGTGCAGGCAAGAACGGGCGAATTATCAGAATTGTAATATTTTACGTTGCGTGCCATCGGTTTTCTCCGGTGGCACGGTGTTACTCAGCGGGAGTTCAGCCCCGCGCAAGATTGTAGATGAGTTTATTCTTCTGAAAAAGCAGAAAAGCCAGCTTTTATTCCGATCTCTTTCAATGCCTGTAATGAAGTGACAAACTCACCGTCGCGCAAGATAAATCCGTCCGTCACTCGGGCATCCACAAAATTAATTAACGCAGCCCCATTTTTTTGCAAACACACAATGCGGTAATGACTAACAATATTTCCATTTTCAACGCACACAGCATAGAGGCCATCTTCACAAAAAATTTTACGCAGTTCTTCGATGTTCATCATCAGAATCCTTCCGGATAATTAGCTCTCCCCTTTAAGGGACCATCCCTCTTATCCCTGCGCGCTACTTAAGTATTTTTGATTCTATTCCGGCACCGTCCAGAACTTCAAACGCGTTGAAAATAAAAACAAAAACCCGCCGAAGCGGGTTAAGTGCGGGTGCGTTGAGGATGCCTGCCACATCAGAGGTGGCGAGGGATTTCTCCCTCGCCGGGTCTCTTACTCCTCAGGTTCGTAAGCTGTGAAGACAGCGACCTCCGTCTGGCCGATTCGGATTCGTACCTCGCAGAGGTCTTTCCTCGTTACCAGTGCCGTCACTATGACGGTTAAACAGATGACGATCAGGGCGATTAGCATCGCCTTTTGCTGCTTCATAGCCTGCTTCTCCTTGCCTTTCGGCACGTAAGAGGCTAACCTACGTGTGTAGAGCATAGATATGGCCTCAGATTAATGTTAAGCGTCTTGCCGGACGCGTAATGTTAACTGGGGCTTTTCTCTATCTGCCTTTGGTGTTGATGCCCGAGGCAGATAGCCTCAAGCACCCGCAGCAATTCTACTTAACTACCGTTACCTCGCCAATATGAAATCAATCAGAAAGGTGATCCATAAGAACAACAGCAAGACAATAAATTGCCATTACAGCAGCAATAGCCAGCGCACATTTGAGAACCAGCACCACAACCTCCTGTATTGGACGTACACCAGTCCTGATAAATATGAGGCTGTCTCGTCAGTGATTCAATACAACTACTGGGTATAGTTTCTATGATTTTGTTCTGTGGAAATGGAAAACAGCAACCAGTCACCACCAGCACTTCTTTAAACATGCCAAGTCACACGCAAGCCAACATTATAGTTCCCTTTGAGCGAGCAGATGAAGCTAGCAAAAATATTGATCACTTAGGATGCATTACTAACGTTGCTATGTGTTAACGAACAGGGAGTGGGTCATCAGCATAAATATTTATGCAGTAGGTTTCTTTTAGGACTAGATTAATCAAAAACATTTAGATAAAATTATAAAATCAAGAAATTGGTGGCAATTAATCTTTAATTGTGCCAGCTGAATTTCGTTATTATAGAAGATTAGCTTTTTTTTGAGTGTTTGGAGAGTAAAATGTTAGAACCACCAAAGAGTTATAATGAAATGTTGCCTATGCTCCATAAGGCGACTTTTATTACTACATTTATATTTTACCTATCATTAGTCATTTATGGCTACATGCCATTGGTTGGCATTAATGCCAAGTATATCCCCCCCGTTAAAGACTACGAGGAATTTATTAAATGGATATTAACCTTTGGCATATTACCAATTGCATCTTCAGTTTTTTGGTCAGTAATTAGTGGAGCTTTAGATCTACATAATAATGTAGCAAAAATTATTGGAATAAGGAAGATGTGGGATAGTCATTTAATTATTAAACCATTAGCAAAAATTGCAGGCGTTACGAGAAAATTAACTACTGATGAATCTCACAAGGTAATGAGTAAACTGTATTACCCAGAAGTTAAAGAGTTAAAAGACAAACATTACGTTGAACTTTTCTGGAACAAAGTTTATTACTTTTGGGTTTTCTTTGAACATACAGTAATCGCATTTGTTACTATTTTAATAATAAGTATCGCCAAATTAACAAATATATTCTCTGTTACTGGCTCTTTAATTAATCTTTGGTTGTGGATTATTTCTCTTGTCGCATTTGACTTCCTTATTTTCATAGCATCAGTTAAACCAAGAACAGAAAGCCAAGTAAGACAAATACCTGATAGCAAAATAAAAGAATTCTTTAACAATAACAATATTTTTTAAACGAGGTTGATTTTGAATTACAAAATAAATGGAATAAACATACGTTCAGAAAATGCAGCGAAACCGCACACTATGCCATCTAACTATCTCTGTAAACAGATTGAAAGCACTAATAAAAATGGCAATGCCCTTGATTTTGGATGTGGAAAACTTAGATATTCAGAACAATTAGTAAATAAATTTGAAACTGTGACATTTTTAGATTCCAGAAGACAACTAGAAAGAGTGCAAATTATCAGAGGTGTACAAACCACGATTCCAGATTACGTGATAAATAACTATAAGAATGCTAATATTGTTTCTTATGAAAATATAGATAAAATAACAAATCATTATGATTTCATACTTTGCGCAAACGTGCTTTCCGCAATTCCATGTGAATCCACAATTCACAAAGTCCTCAGTGCGATTAGAGAATTATTAAAGAGTGATGGTGAAGCACTGATTGTCAATCAATACAAAAGTTCTTATTTCAAGAGGTACGAGAGCGGTATTAAACATTTGCATGGGTATATATACCAAAACTCTCGTAATGCTTTCTACTATGGTTTATTAGATGTGGATACTGTAAGTAAAATATGCTCAGATAATAATTTAGAAATAATAAAATCATGGAGCAAAGCAGGTAGTTCATATGTGGTTGTTGGTAAACATATACATATTTAGTTTATTTCAACAAATTATTAGAAAGAGTGATTTGCTTGTTAATTATTAGCTCGGCATTGCCGGATCAACATGACCCTGCCACTTAGGCCATTGCCGGTTTACCTACTTTTGTAAGGTTCAGCATGAAGTTTTTATATACTCTTCCTAATATCAATAGTGATGCTCGCTTATGTTAGCTGCTTCTTGTACATAGTAGCCTTCTCCGACAGTACTGCAATGAGCGGAGAGTAAAAGTCGATAAACAATAAGGAGGTTCACAATAAATATTTCTCGGTGAAACTTTCAAAGCATTCTCTGTTTTGCTAAATCGACAATTATAAATCAACAACATTTAGTGTTATATCAATATTATTTAGCCTTGCAATCTCTGATGAATCACTTGCTATTTTAGCTTTTAATTTATCAATATTAATCATATCTTCATGGCTTATATAAACCATATCACCTTGGTTAACTTTAGATTTGTTCACTATGGCTTGAATAACAGACAAATCATCCATTACACCTCTCATAAATTTCACCATGCTTTGATCTTTGAAGTCAGATATCGATTTTGAACGTTGCTTACGTTGAATTGTTCCTTTTGTAATTACTTCATTAATTTCTTTTAAACCAGTGAGCATATCAGACAGACTGCCTTCGCAACTCATCCGATGTTTTATTGCATTGCGATTAATAATATTGAGTATAATTTCGAGTGAATCTTTATCACTCCATGGATGTAATGATGTATAATCATGATGGCGTCGAATGGCGTCAATCATATCCTGGACCATATCTTCATCTGCTTTATCGCAAAGTTCATTCACGAAATAGCTGGGGTCGATTATTTTACAATAACTTGGAGTTAGGTATCTTGAGGCTTTACAAAAACCAAAAATATATAAAGTAGAGTATTTATCTTTCAGACTCTCTCCTATTTCATTTATTTTCTCAAAAGATTCGATAGTTTTTTTAATTTTTGCTGGACTTGCATTCGTAGTAACTTGAACTGCTATCATGTTTTTATTATCAGCTAAATCAATGGCGGGAAAATTAACTTTAATCTGATTCATGTTTACCAGTTCACCCATTTTCAGCGCGCGAAACATAAAGATGGTCAATGACTCAATTATTCTTTCCATGTCATGAAAGCCTGCCTGTTTGCGTTGCGCGATATAAAGCTGGAGTAGTGCAATATCACTCTGTAAGTTTCTAATAAGTGGATCAATCATAGCTAATAATCCTTTTCAATGAAGCTGGAGGTGTGTTTAACTATTAGTTAAATTTCTATTTTTATAGAAACAAGCTTTACAACTTCATCAAAGTTTCTCAAATCCTAATCCACTTTGCAAACCCACTAACCATGCTGAATGCTTTCTGTTGTTAAACATATCCGCTGCTGGCACCAAGCAGACAAACACACTAACTCTACCCTACTCCACAAAAGAGCCAATCAATATCTGAACTAATAAACTTTAATCTCATCACTTCAATAAATATCGAGCATTTCCCTGATAGAATGCTAGTATGCGCTGCATAACTTCACTCTTCCGGCACTCGCGACAGATTATGTTCTGACGCCTGTCGTAGCGACGTATTTCTCCGTCAGGTAATGACCAGATAAGGTCCGGATCAACCGCAGATGGTTCCTTCAGCTTTGCCCTTGAGAGCTTTTTACGGGCATTTTGCCAGTCCTTACGCGCCTGTTCAGACGGGAATAACCCGTAACCAGAGTTGTATACATCGCCGCTGGCAACCAGCTCTCTTGCGAGAACGCTCATCAGATATCTTGTCGCACCTGTCTTGACTTCCAGTTGCCGTAACGTCTCACGCCCACTCCGGCGTACGAGTTCAACAACCTGCCCTTTAATTTTTTCCCGCTCTTCTTGTGTAAAAACTTTTGCCACAAGCCCTCCTGAAAATTACCTCATGACCAGAAATTAACACTTACCCCCTGAAGCCCGGCGGAATTTCGGTATCCGGCTCAGAAATATGATTCACACAACGCTGTACAGACGAACGCCCCAGGCGGATAACCAGTTCATCCCATTTTTCGCGAAGCTTTGACGGACTCATGATATTTTTTACCCAGAATGGATCCCGCTGCACCCGACCAAACATTTCACAAATTTGTCTGTGAGTTCTGCCATCCAGCATCCGCATTGTGCGCACGTCGTTGGCCCATGCGGTCCAGTTGGGTTCTTTCGGTCGCGAAATCTCGCCATCATCGCTGGCGGCCTGCTCGTAAAGACTCACGATTCGCCCCCAGATCCACTGCGCACACGCCAAATCTTCCTGGCTGCCCCACTGGCGTTTTTTCGCACTGAACACAACCGCGTCAGGGTGTCGGGTTAAAAAATCCTGTTCAACCGTCTGCGGGTCCGGTTGCGAAGCTTCCGGACGAGAAGTCTTTTTATTCTCTGTAGTAATCTCTGTTGTATTCTCTGTAAGATCATCAGGCCATTTTGACCCGATGACATTGAGTCGTTTTGAACCAATGGAGCGTTTCATTTTGACCTCTTCCATCGTGTCATTTTGACCTGATGGAGCGGCGCATTTTAAACCGATGGATTCGCTCAATTTGCCACCATCTAAAAGCTCGCTCCCGTAGTTGATCGTGTAGAAATTGGTCATATCGCGCTTTGATTTATTGAGCTTTTCACAACGCAAAAGCCCCAGCGTTTTCAGACTTGCAAACGCGCGCTTTAACGTTGACTCTGACCAGAATGGGAACTGTTCCAGCCATTGTTCCGTTGTGTTATAAATCCAGCGAACACCATCACATTCCATGCCGGAGTTGGTATCTCTCAACCAGTAGTGCAGTTGTTGCAAAACAATGGCTTCGTTTAAGCCAATTTTCATTGCCAGCTGCGTGTTTATAACCAGTGGGCGTTCAGCAAAAAGAAGACTCATAATTCCATCCAGCTTTTTGTTGGTATTGCTGTCGATACGCAAGCTTGAAAGCAATTGCTTTTTCTATAAGTTCGTCAGTTTCACGATCTACAACGGCAGGATCTGCAAAAAGCAGTCCGGATTCCACCACATCGCCATATTCTTTATTTAACCCGGCGATCATGTACGTAATACTTTTTCCATCACTGATCTCACGATACAACCTGAAATCACTAATCCGGATAGCCTCCATAATCGCAGGCACTAGCGCCGTGAACTTTTCACGCTTATCCCTGGTGTCGATAGCCTTCCAGCGTTCGAATATCTTCACTCGATTAACGCCAAGCGCTCGCTGATCAACCGCGCCACCTTCATCGGTGACACGCTGAACATCGATGTTCGGGCGCTCTTTCAAAGCCCAGAATGCTTCAGTGATTAATATCGTCGCCTGCTCCTGTGTCATTCCTGGTCGACATATCCAGGCATCCAGAGCCTCACGAGCCTGTTCAGGAGTGATTTTCATTGTTCAACCTCCCCGCCCGCTTCGTCTTACGATATTCATCATAAACTTTGGGATCATACTGAAGCTCCCCGCCAGATGCCTCCTGTAGACGCATCGCGCGACCTTCGGGAACTAAATCCCCTTTCCAGCTATAAAGCGAAGCCAAACGAATACCTGCTGCTTGTGCAAGTTTTGTTTTTGAACCGAAATACAAAAGAGCGTCAGTTTTAAGCATTTAAAACACCTTTATTGTTAGTCATGACTAACAAAATAGATGTTAACAAAAACATAGTCAATACGATTTAGCATTAGCTAACTATGGAAACAAAAAATTTAACTATCGGCGAACGCATTAGGTATCGTCGGAAAAACCTCAAACACACCCAAAGGTCTCTTGCTAAAGCCCTGAAAATCTCCCATGTGTCTGTATCACAATGGGAACGGGATGATAGTGAACCTACAGGGAAGAACCTTTTTGCCCTCAGCAAAGTATTGCAATGCTCACCAACATGGATTCTATTTGGCGATGAAGACAAGCAACCAACACCACCTGTTGAGAAGCCAGTTGCCTTATCCCCCAAAGAACTAGAGCTCCTTGAGCTGTTTAATGCACTGCCAGAATCAGAACAGGATACCCAGCTCGCCGAAATGCGAGCTCGAGTAAAAAACTTCAATAAACTCTTTGAAGAATTACTAAAAGCCCGTCAGCGGACAAATAAAAGATAACATCATCAATGAGTTATCTTTTACCACATCAATCATGTTAGCCATAACATACAAAATCACTTGACCTATGTGTTAGCTATGGCTAATCTTATTTGCATCAACACACCGCACGGTGTTCTCAGCAAACAGTTCCGCTACCCCAGCGTTAAGGGGAAATGAGGTCAGCATGGATACTATCGATCTTGGCAACAACGAATCTCTGGTGTACGGCGTGTTTCCCAACCAGGACGGTACGTTCACCGCGATGACGTATACCAAAAGCAAAACGTTTAAAACCGAAAATGGTGCCCGTCGCTGGCTGGAAAGAAACTCAGGTGAGTGATATGGATTTCGACACAATCATGGAAAAGGCTTACGAAGAATACTTCGAAGGTCTTGCCGAAGGCGAAGAAGCTCTCAGCTTCAACGAATTTAAACAGGCGCTTTCCAGTTCGGCAAAATCTAACGGCTGATAAGCGAAACAGCACCGCGAGGAATCAGTATGCAGAAACGAGAACCCGTCATCATCGCGCCAGACTATACCGATGATGAACTTTATGAGTGGATGCACCAGAAAATTAATGCAGCGCAGGATCTGAAATGGGCCAATGAAGCCAGGGCTAAGCAGGCTGAAAATCTGTCCGCTCTGGAGCAGGATATCACCAGGCTGGAAAAAGCAGCGGCATTAAGCATTGCCAGAATGATTACATACCCGCGTTAATAGCTAACCAACGAAGCTAAGGTTGGTAATTAAGGAGTTCTCCACGGGTGAGGTGGAGTGCGTGCGCCGGACACGGGTGAGCATCCGGCACTGACAGTTTAC